TACATAGATATCAGCCTGTGAAGTAGGGAAAAACTTATCCCTTAAAAAAGACGGAGCCTTTTTTGCCCCTTTAATGCCCTGAAGCATTGTGCTTGTATCATATAAATTCATTCTCTTGTCCTCCTTATACTTCCACGCCGTGAATCAAGTTAATATTATTCTTCTTGAGGTTCTCTTCAGCCGCAGTTGTAATTGCTGTAGAACTTCCGGTGAGTAACTTTTCGGGAATAAAGCACCCCTGAACATATACAGGCGCATAGATGTCTGTTGACGAAGCAACCTGTGCAATATCCTTGGCAAGAATGACCTCTGCATCGCCAATTGTTGATGATGTAGCAATTGAATATGTACCATCACCATCATTAGCAAGTAATGTACCTCTCTTAAGATCCTGAGTCGTGCTTGCCGCTACCTTCTTTGTTTCAAGAAGGACTTCATGTGCATTAGCGATTAAGAAATCATCGCTTTCAAATGATAATGTGCTGCTCATTTTATTTACCTCCTTATTTGTTTAATGCCGCTGATAAAAGTGCGGCTGCATCTTTCGAATCCTGAATATTTTGCTCTGCCTCTGAGCCCTGTACCGGATCAGCCACAACATTAGCTGCACCGGAATCCTCTACATCAGAATCCAAGTCATTAAGAGCATTTTCTTCAATGCTTTTTTCTGACTTCATTGCTTCAAATGCAAGTTGCTTAGCATCCATCACATCATCACCATACTTAGCCTTATTAATAAGCTCTTTGTCTGAGATGTGGTTTTGGATGTCCTCAATTTCCTTAATCCTGTTACGCTCTGCCATAACAGCGTCATTTACAGCCTTTTTATTTTCAGAGCGGGCCGCTTCCAACGCTTCAGCCTTGATAGCGTCGACAAATTCAGGATACTGAGCCTTTAATTCATCAAGATCCATAACGGTTTCCTCCTTTCCTGATGAGTTCTCAAATGTATCTATATTCAGCGACCCTCTGTCGCGGAATACCTTTTCCATAGACACGACATTTTTGTTATAGTTAAGTGCCGGTCTGTCCTCTTCACGAAGATTTATGGGATTACCATTGACGACGATCACATTGTCACAACCTTTAACCTTTGCTACCGCCGGTTCTGTTGAGTTGACAATCTCATCAGCGAAGCCCTTGTCTACTGCTTCACTTGCCGTCATCCATGTTGTGTTCTTAATCATTTTGCTGATTGACTCTTCGCTGTTATTGGTTCTATCCTTGTAGATTTCCATCAACGAATTGTCGTAGTTCTTCAACATATTAAGAACGTCCTTGGTATCATTGGCGTTGTAATAGCCAATCAACAAGGTAGACGCTCCGTGAATCATAAGCTGTGATCCTACGCTCATCTGCCTCTTATCTCCAGCCATGAAGATAATCGATGCAGCTGAAGCAGCTAATCCATCAACTATTGTTGTGGTTTCAGCTTCCATCTCTCTTATGCGAGTAAATATTGCCTTGCCTGCATCCGCATCTCCGCCAACGGAGTTAATGCGAAATGTTACTTTGTCGTAGAACTTAAGTCCGTCGAGATCATCCAAGAACTCTTTTTCTACGATGAACATGTCCTCAAGCGGCTGATCCGTCCAGAAGTCTTTAGGGCGATTGCTTACGACCTCTCCATAAAGGTTTACTTCTGCGGAATTATCAGCCTCATTTTTAACGATGGTATAAGGCTGCCTACTCTGTACCGACTTAACCGGCGCAGGCATTCCATTCATTATCCTGTCGAAAAAGCCCATTATTTATCCTCCTTATCTCTTACTGTTGACACGACTTCTATAACCTCGATTCTGTCTTTCTCTTCATTGGTTGTTGTATCTTGCGGAATCTCTTCATTGACCTTTTCTACTTCCTTAAGTCTTGCAGATTCCTTAATCAATGCATCTACATTGCTATCAAAGTCAGAGCCGTTAATTCTAAGCGCCGAATCAGCGTAGGTGCTGAATCCGTTCTGGCATGCTTGAATCTCAGCAGAAATCTCTTTAGTTGGATCTAACTGACCTTGTGAAGGGCCAATCCATTGAGTTCCAAGCCAAGCCTCTCTCTTTGCCCTGTCATTAAAAAAGCCCGGAGCGTTAATACGTCCGAGCGCTATAGCTTCTGATAGCCATATTTCATATATTGGATCACAGAAATCATTGACGAACCATGTTCGATACATTTTAAATGACTTCCACGCTTCTAGTAATGCCCCTCGGCTTGCCGAGTAGCTTGTGCTGAACTCTTTCAGCAATATGTCTCTTGGGATTTCAAGTGCGGCGCCTATCTGGGATGCGACAGCCTTAACAAATCCCTCAAAGTTGGAATTTGGTCGAGTTGCTATCGGAAATTCTATGCTCTCTCCCGGGTTCATTACATTGATTTCTCCTGCGCCAAGATGATAATCATTCGGATCATATCTATCTTCGCTTTCGTCCTCTCCGAATGGTCCTGTTTCATTGAATGGCATCTCGGAAGGATCTTCCGTTGTTTTAACGAATCCTGTGTGCATAGCTTCTATAACGGCCGCCATGACCTCAGCATTTGAATACCGAGATATCTGGAGCACCGACTCAACAACCGGAGCCAAATAAGAAACGCCCCTATATTGATCAGGGCGTTCAGTATTAACAATATGAATAACATTAGGAAGTCCTGTCTTTTTGCCGTAGGCTTCAACTCTAACCCACTCCGTCGGAATCACATTAGACTCAAATGGATGAGAATTTCTGAACCAATAAGCTACGGGCTTTCCTGTTTCATCTATTTCCACTCCGTCATATATGGTGTTCCCGTTATCAGGGTTCTTTCCGGTTGTAGATGCAAGATAGCCTGCGGTCTCTGTTGCACATCTATCAGCCTCTATAGACTTAATTCTCAAACTGTATGGATTAAGGAATGTCCTTTTACTATGTTCGATAAGCGCGAACACATCTCCACTCGTTAGCCAACTCATGAATAGCATCTGTTGTATCTCATAGAAATTATTCATTCCTGTAGCATCGCAAGCGTCTTTGCGATTTGCCCAGATGCCAAATTCACGCTTAACTGTCCTAGTCCATTTAGCCGCTTCTTCTGTTGTGAGTCCAAGCGCCTCAGCGTCCGGTCTTGGATTGACCTTAAGACCAAGTCCAATTGTATTTGTACGATTAGTCTTAATCGCACTTGTCGCAATCGGTGAGCCCATGTACATGAGCCGTCCACGCTGACGCAATGTCATATTATTATTGTCTATGTCTTCGACCGGTGAAGTTGATATTGCTTTGAAACCTCTTAAGGCTCTCTTATACGTTGAAGCTCCGGCCCATCCATAACCTTTATTGTTTGCCATGCTATTACCAATCTCTCGGAACTGCTCCGACAGCCTTTCTTGGTTTTCTTCCTGACTCAATACGATTCTTCTTTTGCATCAGCTCATCCCACCACTTCTTAGCTTCCTCAAAAGACATTGTTTGTCTTGAAACGGATCTAGTTCCAAGCGAATATGATGAAACGGATCCTGAGCCTTGCGAGAACTCCGACAATGTAACCACTAATCCATCAAGGTCATTGACAATTCTCTTGTATTCGAAATTCCTGGTATATATTCTCGATACATACTCTATGCCGTTCTCAGTGGTAGCATCATAAGAAATCGTCATAGCTCTTCCGTCTCCTTTGCTTTTTCAATTTAGGCTTCTTTTTATTCTCCGGCTTTGTTTCTAAGCCCTCTAACTTCTGCTTCAAATCATCAAGATTTGGATGAAGCACTTTAAGTGCTGCATTAGCATAATTTCTACAATCAAGAGCCTCATTTCGTTCGTGGCCCGGTAACTTTTCCCATCTCCAACGGCCATTTTTATATGTCATGCGCTCTGATAAAAGACCGGAATAAAAAAGGCTGTCATACCCTCTCTCCGGATTACTGGGAAAGTGTGACCGCCTTGCGCCTTCTTTTTCAACTTTAAGACCGGACATAATATGCTCTTTTCCGGCGTCAACTCCAATCATATAGAGCCACGCTTTGCCAACCGTCCGGCCATGTCTTGTTATATCCACCTTTTTCGGCGGTGCTGTGTAAGGTGTATCAGCTTTATTGGCACCTTTTATTGCAAAAACTCGCTTATTTATTCTAGCGGCGCATCTCTCATATACATCCTGAGTATAGTGACCGCCGGAATCAACGAATGTTAGTGATATTCTAAGTCCTTTTCCGTCTGCGAAGTGCCATACGCGATTAAGAATACCGTCGAGCTTCGTCCATGTCTCATCCTCGGAAGGTCTACCCATGATAATGCCCTTTTCGATGCCCCAATTCTCTTCATGGAATCCGTATCCAACAACTTCGTATTCAAGTCTGTCGTCCTGAGTATCAACACCGCAGGTTAAGCATAGGACTCCGTCCGGTAATTCTGCTTCATACTCTTCAGCGTGTGATAATATCTCTTCCTCATCAACCGAGGCTCTCTCTTCCCAAAGTTGGCCAAGCAATGTGTTGTATACGGTCTTTAACTTCTCAGGATCATCTTTGGATTCCAAGAACTCTCTGACGATATCTTTCCAACTTCTCCACGGTGATGTAAACGCATTGATCCAAAAGCTACGCCGGCCATTCTTAATGGCATCCGGCGCCTTGGCAATCCACTTCATCGGCTGATGTCTCATTGTATATTCCGAATTGATACATCCACATTCAGGACATGCATAATCAACCTTATCTACCCAATATTGAGTAAATCCGCCAACTTTCTTGCTTTTAGGCTCGAAGCGGAGCGAATTAAAATCAATGTAATGATATTCTCCACAATCAGGACATTTGACGCACCAATATTCTTGCGTTCCCAACTCAAATGCTGTTGCAATAGGTGAATGTCCTTTAATTGTCGGTGTGCTCACTGCTACCATCTTTCTGTTATAAAAGTTAGACGTCCTTGCCTCTAATAATTTCCACGGATCACCTTCGCCACCTGCATCCCTAGACCATCTATCAATCTCATCTCCGAATATATATCGTGAAGGAATACTTGAAAGAGATACCGGAGAGTTACTTCCGGCAAATGTAAGCATTCCACCGGGATATATCTTCTTAAGTATTGTGTTCTTTCCGCTTTTTGCCCTGTCAGTCTCGATTTTATCTCTTAAGACCTTAGTATCTCTCAGCATTGGCATCAGCCTTCTCTTTGAGAAGTCTTCCGCATTGTCGAGAGACGGCAATACATACATCGCCGAACTCGGATCTTGGTCTATCATATAGGCCAACATATTAAGTAAGCACTCAGTCTTGCCGACCTGAGCGCTTGCAACAACCGAAATCGAATATATCCTGTCATCCGTAAATGCATCCATTATCTCTTTAAGGTACGGCGTCCTGGATGTCTTCCATTGCCCTGCTTCCGCAGAATTTTCAGACGATAGCCTTCTGTATCTATCCGCCCACTCCGAAACTGTAAGATTTTCAGGCGCTTTGAATCCTTGAAATGCGCTATTGACGACTTTAAGAAGATTCTTATCTATTCCTCGTGATCCCCTACTAGCCATGTCTCGCGCTCCCTAACAAGTTTCTTGTATTTTTCTGGATTGTACTCGTATTCTGTTAATCCATTAAGAATATTATTGATAGCATCTCTTATTATTCCTGAAGCCTCCGCCGGAGTCTTGGCATTAGCACAGTCAACGGCACACATTCCCGGAATTGCCAGAAGCTCGGCTCTTATATTCATGACCATATCCTGCGTTACTGCAAACACATCATCGGAAGAGTGGAGACTGCCTTTAAGCTCATCCCTCTTCATTCCCTCGATGGCCGCTTTCGCTTCTTTCCAGTCTGCGTCGGCTTTGATCTTGCGCTGTTCGTCCGACATGTTTTGTTCAATCATCTTCGCCTTAGCTTTCCAATACTCAATGTAAGTATTGACCGTCGGAATCAAATCGTACTTATTCTTCCTGCCGTCCTTCTCGCACACCAAGTAACCTTCGTCGGTCATTTGGCGAACTCGCTCATCTGACAGGTTCAAAAATTTGGCCACTATAATAGTAGATACAAAATTAGGTTTTTCAATATCAAGCTCTATCAAGTCAAACCAACCTCCGAAAATCTTTCACAAAATCTAGACAGGTTTTGGGCTCGCCAGCACCTCAGCGTTTTAGGGCCTTTTTACAGTACCTTTTCAAATATTTTTCAAAATTTCCAATTGCAAGATATTATTTATTAGAATATCTATCCAAATGATGCTGTAATCTCTTGCCAAGCTCTGTGCTAACCCTCTCACTAATATCTTTTGCTACCTTTTCATTTGTAATCATCTGTGGTATAGATACCGAGCGTATGCTCCTAACCTTCTGGCTCTTTTGCGACGTTCTTTGAAACGGCATATCAGGAGAGCCATTCATTGAAGCTATGAAAGGAGTTGACATGTACTTGCCTTTAAGCACTTTCTTTCGCCCTTTATGTACTTCAACTTTAACATTCTGATTTCTATGAGCGTGCATCCATACAAATGGTCTATCCGATGATATTCTTTGCCCAGGAATCCGTATTTGTTTCTTGAGCAACTTTATATCTGACTTACGAGGTGTAAATCTAAAATGTGAATAGGACAGCACTCTTCCTGAGTATTCAATATAAATATCTTCTAATGTAACTCCACCAAGTGTTATATGACCAATACTATGTTTTCCGATAATTGCGTCTTTTACCTCGCCGGCCTTAATGGTATATTCTTGTGTAACAGCTTTGCTTATCCAACCAGGCCCTCTAGTTTTAAATTCTTTGCAAGTAGAATTAACAGCTTTGGCAACATACTCTTTTCTTTTGTCTAGCCCAGAAAGAATATCTTCTAATCCTTCAACCTTTATTTCCATTCTTTCAGCCATAACGCTCTCCTCAGCCTGCTGCCCTCGCTCATCATAATGAGCTGCTACACCGGCTTTCTTCTATAGCACCAGTATCATAATGAGCTGCTGCACCGGCATTTCATTTCTTCGCCAATGCTTTTGTGGACTGCTGCCCTCGGCTCCAATCATCCCGCTCCGGACTTATAAGACATGCACTGCTACTTCTCTTCGGCATCATCGGCTTCACAGCTTCTTCGACCTATCGGTATAATGTCATATAACATAAGAGGATAAGCACAAGACTTACCCTCCCATCATTCGCTATCCACTTTTTGATGTATATACTATATCACAGAAGTATGTATGTATATGTATGTAAATGTATGTTTTTTATTATTTTTTTATCGAATCATAGACTTTTTGTGCTTCTTCTAGTGCTAATCTGTGTAAATCTTGCCTGGTATATTGTTCAGCGTATCCTATGTTAATAGCAATTTCTCTCCACGAGTAGCGATATTGGAGACCGCCTTCCATATATCTTAAGAATAATATAGTGCGATACTTAGATGTGGTCATACCATCGAGTACCTTCTGAGCTATGTCGCTATCATGTTGTAACCTCTGGAGTCTCTTTTTGATTTTTTCTTCGTCATCAGAGATTCTCTCAGCATACATAAGCATTGGATCCTGTGGAGAAGAGTTGACATTGTCCTTGTCATATCTGATTGCCCCAGGCAACATTGATAAACGAAGTCGTTCCTCGTGCTTCTTGATTGCGATAATTTCTCCCTTTATATCCCTGATATTCCTAAATAGCGTCTCTACATCTTGCATATTCCGACTAACCTCCAACTGCTGCATTATAGTTTTTCGATTATTCTTATCTAATCATTTCCCAGTAGTTCTTTTAGTTTCAAGAGTTTATTTTCCAAGTCGCTTCCTTCAACCCATGCCTTCAGGAAACTTCTGTATAACTTAGTTAATGCTTGTTCTTGGTCTCCCTGAATTGACACTAATATATCAACCCCATCAATATGTATTTTCTGTACAATAACTCTGGCTGAATTATTATCTTTCTTTTCTGCCTTTTCTGCTTTCTTGCTTAGTGGCTTCTTTGAATCTGTTTCCCTTTTCTTGTTAATGTCTATTATTCTTAGTCCTGAATTACCCTTACCAGATCCAACTTTGAAGTAGTCTAACTTGCCCTGGTCAACCATTTGAAGTATTGTCTGATTAGACACATCCAGAAGTTCTGCTGCACCGGAAACTGTATATATTTCTTTAGCGTTTTTGGTAAGCTCATATATGGATTGATCCTGTATATCTTTTCCATCTTGCTTTAAGATACCATTCTTAATCATTGTCCTTAGAGCTGACTCGCTGCATGCT